CTTGGTGGTCTAAAGAAGTAGTTAAACATGGCTTTCTCTCTTTCTAAGAAAGAAATAATGAAAGAGATAGTCAAGTGTGGTAAGACGCCAGACTATTTCATCAACACTTACGCAAAAATAACACACCCTCAACGCGGATTAATCCCGTTCCATCTTTACGGATTCCAGAAGGACCTTTTAAAAGATTTTGAGGATTATCGCTTTAACGTTATTCTTAAAGCGCGCCAGTTAGGTATATCTACTATATCTGCGGCTTATGTTGCGTGGCTCATGATGTTTCATCGCGAGAAGAACGTTCTCGTAATAGCAACAAAGTTTAATACTGCAGCAAACCTTGTAAAGAAAGTAAAAGCAATCATTAAGAACTTGCCACCATGGCTTAGGATATCAAATGTCGACATCGACAACCGCACAAGCTTTGTTTTATCTAACGGCTCTCAGATTAAGGCATCTTCGACCTCCGGCGATGCAGGGCGTTCAGAAGCGCTGTCACTTCTTGTAATCGACGAGGCAGCCCATGTAGAAGGGCTTGAAGAGCTATGGATGGGCCTATACCCTACCTTGTCGACTGGTGGACGTTGTATAGCCCTTTCTACGCCTAATGGTGTAGGAAACTGGTTCCATAAAATATACTCAGAAGCGGAATCTGAAACGAACGACTTTCACCCAACAGTTTTACCATGGCAAGTCCACCCAGACAGAGACCAAGAGTGGTTTGAGAAAGAGACACGTAATATGTCTCGCAGAGAGATTGCGCAAGAATTAGAGTGCAACTTTAATATGTCAGGTGAGACCGTATTTGCAAGCGAAGATATGGAAACTTACCTGAACATGGTCCAAGAGCCAAAGTATAGAACCGGCTTTGACAGAAATTTATGGATATGGGAAAATAGTCAACCAGAGCAGGATTACTTTATATCTGCTGACGTCGCCCGTGGCGATGGCAAGGACTATTCTACGGCTCTAATTTTTAAAACAAAGACTATGGAAATCGTCGCAGAATATAGGGGAAAAGTAACTCCTGATCTTTTCTCTAAAATTTTATATGATATTGGGTTAGAATATAGCAATGCACTTTTGGTTGTGGAAAACAACACGGTTGGTTTTGCAGTCTTGGACAAGTTAAGGGAAGCGGCATATCCAAATCTTTACTACTCTGTCAAATCTACTCACGAGTATGTTGATGAGTATCAAGCAGAGAATATGAACAATGCTGTAGCAGGCTTCTCAATGACGTCCAAAACGCGCCCACTCATCGTGGCAAAGATGGAAGAATTTATCAGAAACAACCTAATTAAGATATATTCAACACGTCTTTTGGCTGAAATGAAGACATTTATATGGAATCATGGACGCCCAGAAGCTATGAGGTCATATAATGATGATTTGATTATGGCTTGCGCAGTTGGTTGTTGGGTTCGAGATACGGCCCTCGCAACAAACCAGAGAGACTTGGAATATAACAAGGCGTTTCTTGGGGCGATAACTAAAAGTAGCAATCAATTAGACACCAGAATAAAAGGTATGATTGGTGTTAGAAACATGAAGCTTCAGGAAGGAGCCAGAAAGCACGCAAGCACAGTGGAAGAGTTTCCGTGGCTTTTTAAGGGATAAAAGATGGCAAACAAGAAAACACAGAAGAACAATCCAAGAAACCCACAAAGTTTATTGTTCAGAAAATTAACTCGACTTCTCTCGGGTCCACTAACAAATTACCGAACACAAACTAATCACCGCTTAAGAAGAATAGACATCGACAAATATGCTTCGAAGTTTACTTCAGCTAGTGGCAGAGACTTCAAGAAGACAGCATATAATCCGTATGACAACTTGCAAGCTCAGGCAATGGCCAGCCAGGCACGAACCGAAAGGTATGTCGACTTCGATCAAATGGAATACTGCTTGCATGCCGATACGAAGATCGCAGTACCTGGCGGCTACAAGACACTCAAAGAGTTGGAAGCCGAGTATGGAACAACGGAATCTTTTATTGTATATTCTTACGATCACAACAAGGGTGAAATAGTACCGGCCCTGGGCAAACAATCCCGGAAGACCACTACAGACCATGCTTGGAAGGTGACATTTGAGAACGGGCAAGAGATCATCGGCACCGCCAATCACCGCCTAATGCTTCGTGACGGCACTTATCGAAGAATTGACCAGCTAGAAGAAGGCACCGCGATGATGCCATTCTATCGAAAAGACTTAGTTAATTCTAAAGATGACACTGGTGAAGGTTATCGCTGGATATATTCAATGCACAATGATCCTGGTCGCCGCCCGGGCTGGAAAGCAGAACACATCATGATAGCAGAATGGGTTTCTGATCGCCGCATGCTGGAAAACGAAGTGGTCCATCACAAGAATTTCGTAAAGAACGATAACAGTCCAGAAAATCTTGTCATTATGGATAACAGCGAACACCTGAGAATGCACCAGAGAATATTGAACGATCAAAGGAAGGATTCAGGGTGGTGGGACACTTTTAAAAAGAACCATTCAGCTTGGATGAAAGAGAATAATCCGGCCGAGCGTAGAGACATCACATATGAGAGGATCCTATATCTTTGTGACGTACATGGATACAATCAGAGAAATATCTGCTCCATGTTGGATACTGACCCGAATACTATTAAAAGGCGCCTTCGTTCAAAGGGGTTTTCAAATTTTGAAAACTTTGCTAAAGCATATGATCCAACCTGGGTTAACGCAGGTCAAGATAATCGTGGGCAAAAGAACCCAAGATACGATGAAACGTTAACATTCCAGGCAATCTGTGATGCTTATGAGGACGGGATGTCTTCGACTGAATTAGCGGAGACACTTGATACAACATATATAAAGATAAGAAATCGTCTAAAGAAGAATGGATATGAGAATTACTCGGTCTTCAAGAGGGCTTATGGAAACCACAAAGTCGCCAAGATAGAGTATTACGGACATATTGATCTATATGATTTAACCGTCGACGGCTATAAGAACTTTGCCACAGACACTGTAATCTCGCACAACACACCCGAGATTGCTTCTGCCATGGACATTTATGCCGACGAGATGACAACTCATAGTGGTTTGCATGAAGTGTTGAACATAAGCTGCGATAATGAAGAAATTAAGCTGATACTTCACTCTCTGTATTATGATATTTTAAATATCGAGTACAACTTATTCTCGTGGTGCCGTGCAATGTGTAAGTACGGAGACTTTTTCTTATATCTAGACCTAGACGAAAAGGTTGGCATCACTAGCGTTATAGGGCTTCCCACTTCTGAGGTTGAAAGGCTAGAAGGAGAGGATAAGAGTAATCCGGGGTACGTACAATATCAGTGGAACACTGCAGGGCTTACTTTTGAGAACTGGCAAATCGGCCACTTTAGGGTTCTAGGGAATGACAAATACAATCCCTATGGCACGTCTGTCCTCGAGCCGGCCCGAAGAATCTGGCGCCAACTAACTCTTCTTGAAGATGCCATGATGGCCTATCGTATTGTTCGTTCACCAGAAAGAAGAGTCTTCTATATTGACGTCGGCTCAATACCTGCACAAGACATCGAGCAGTATATGCAGAAAGCAATGACACAGATGAAGAGAAATCAAGTTGTTGATGCTGATACTGGACGAGTGGACCTTAGATATAATCCACTCTCAGTAGAAGAAGACTATTTTATTCCTGTTCGAGGCGGCCAAAGTGGTACCAAGATTGAACCCCTCGCCGGCGGCAAATACACTGGTGATATCGATGACGTCAAGTACTTGAGAGATAAGCTATTCTCAGCATTGAAAATACCAGCTTCCTACCTATCATCGGATGCCGAAAAGGCACAAGAGGATAAGACAACCCTAGCGCAAAAGGACATTCGCTTCGCTAGAACCATTCAGCGTTTGCAACGTTCTGTACTTACAGAGCTCGAGAAGATTGGCATTATCCATCTTTATACTTTGGGTTATCGAGATGAGGACCTTGTAAGTTTCAAGGTGGCACTCAATAACCCGTCCAAGATTGCAGAAATGCAAGAGCTGGAACATTGGAAGACAAAGTTTGACATCGCGTCATCGGCTACAGAAGGGTTCTTTTCAAAGCAGTGGCTAGCTAAGAAGCTCTTTGGCATGTCAGATGAAGAATTTATCCGAAACCGTCGCGAGATGTTCTATGACCGCCGCTTCGAAGCAGCACTTGAGACTGCTGCAGAAGCAGAGCAAGCCGCAGCGACAGCACCAGGTGGAGACCTCGCCGGTGACCTGGGCGAAGAAGGCGGCGAAGGCATGGCTGGCTTGGAACCTGAATTGGGCGCCCCAACAGGTGACGAAGCTGACCTAGGTGGAGAAACGCTTGACTTGGGTGGTGGCGAAGCAGAAACCGGCCCAGAAGAGGGAGACCTTCTCGCAGCACCACCAGCAAAGAGAGACGACGGCATAGGAAAGAGGGTAAAGCGCGAAGGTGGCAGAACAAAGACCACGACAAGCAAGTCACATGGCTGGTATGAGCCTAGGATGAATAAGCCCGGCGGAGACAGGAGAAAGTCTTCCGGACCTAGAAAAAAGAACATGAACCGCGCCGCATCACCAGAGACAGGCACAAAGAGAAAAACACTCCCTGGAGCTTCAGAATTAGCTAGTCTGGTAAAAGGCACAAGTGTTTACGAGAGCAAGCTAACTATTTACTCTAAGGAAGAGGAAAACAAACTTCTGAAGGACCAAGAAGAGTTAAAAGTTTTGTTTGAGAATTTGGACTTAAAATCGAGGAACAACAAAGATGAGACTGAAGCACAATAAGAAGAGAAATACTGCGTTCGTATATGAGGCACTTGTTCGAGAGCTGACTAAATCGATTGTCAAGAACAATAAGAACAAGCAGGGCAAGATTGTCTCAATCATGAAGGAGCACTTCGCCAAAGGTACGGAGCTCAATAAAGAGCTGGACCTCTACAAAAGTGTTTATGAGACCAAGTCAATTGAAAAGCGCCTGGCAGAAAAGATTATAGTAGAAGCAAAGAAAAACTATTCAGACCTGAATCGCAAAACAATCTTTCAAGAGCAATCGGCACTAATCAACAAAATAAACAAGACTCTTTCAAAGAGCTTATTTGACAATTTCGTTCCAAACTATAAAAACTTGGCGAGTGTATATTCTATTTTTCAGGAGGCTCTACCAGTAAAGGATAGGGTCTTGCTAGAAGAGAACATCATCCAGCAGATGTCAGAATCGTGTGCAACGGAAGAGGAAGAGCAGCAGCCAATTGACAATATCGTATACAGCACTTTTGTTACAAAGTTCAATGACCAATACTCAGAAATCTTAAGTGAAAGTCAGAAAAACTTATTGGGTAAATATATCTCATCTTTTTCTGACAATGGCGTAGAGTTGAAATATTACCTCAATGAGGAAATCGGAAACTTAAAAGAGCAGCTTACTGAGTGCAAGAGCGTGCCAGTAATCAGCGAAGATGAGACACTAAAAAATAAAGTAGACCAAGTTTATTCGGTCTTAGATTCGTATAAAGACAAAGAGATTGACTCTGATTTGATCGAAGTTGTTCTCAAGACACAAGATTTACTAGAAGAGATAAAGCAAGATGACACTATCAGTTGATATAAAGAAAGACCCAAAAATCTCGTTAAAAGCCAGAAGAACGCTTGATGGGAACGTTATGATATTTGACCATGAGGATATAGATATTGTTCTTGCACTTGAAAGCGGAAAGTGTGTTTCTTTCCCGAAGGAACAGATGAGTGATAAGGCTTACCAAGCTCAAGATAGAATGTTTAACTTCTTAGCCAAGCGAGGCATTGTCGACAAATCTTCTATTAGGGGTGGCAATATCCACGGCTCATTGGAAGCAAGTATTCTGGAGTCCAAAATTCCGGGTGTTGATAAGCTGCAAGCATGTCTTTATATCCTAAGTGAATACCTGAATCAGGAGAGACCATATTTTCGTAGTGCTTCTGAGTTTGAAGATGACAGGCTGGATTATATGCTTCGCCCATCTCCAGAAGACTCTACAGAGTTGGGGGATGTACCTCAAGATGCACAAAAGGGCTCATTGCACCCAGGCATTCGCCCTTACGGATTTACTTACAACTATTCCCTTATTCGAGAACACAACAAAGAGGAAGAATGAGTTTAATATATTTCTCTCTTTGTTGCGCCGGACTTACACAAATAATAGTATACGGAAAAATCTTTGATAAAATCCGCCCTACCGAAGGCTGGATGGGGCAACTTCTGTCCTGCACTATGTGCACAGGGTTCTGGTCAGGCATACTTTTGTGGTCCCTAAACGATTATACCAAACTATTTAGTTTTGACTATTCTCCAATTACTGCTCTCTTTTTGGGCTGTTTAGGGTCGTTGGTTAGTTATATAATTGGTGCCGTTTTTGATGACCATGGTATTAAAGTTGATCACGGTTAAGGAGTTAGTATGAAATCTTTTGTTACCATAAGGTGGTATATAAGGCCCGTTGCTAATTGTTGCAAAGGAGCTTAGCTGACGCGGGTGGTCCCCGCAGGAAAAGGAAGTTATGAAACTTATAAGAGAATATTATGAACTTTGCGAAGGCGGTATATGCCAGGATTTGCTCACTGAAGCGGAAAAGAAATTTGTCGCTAATGGTGGGCTTATGCTTTCTGGGCTTATGCAGATGGCCGAGACCAAGAATGGCAACGGCCGCGTATATCCACAGGCAGTATTGGAAAAAGAGATTAAGAATTATAAGAGACTAGTAGAAGCTAAGAGAGCGTTAGGTGAGCTCGACCACCCAGACTCACAAATCATAAACCTAAACAATGTTTCTCACCAAGTGACAGATATTTGGATGGAAGGTAAGAAATGCATGGGCAAGATAAAAGTCCTAGAAACCCCCTCCGGTAAAATTTTAAGGTCTTTGGTCGAATCAGGCATCTCTTTAGGGATTTCCTCCAGGGGATTGGGCTCTATAAACGAGAAGCAGGACGGAACAATAATGGTCGAAGATGACTTTCAGCTTATTTGCTTTGATATGGTTTCAGAACCATCTACACCTGGAGCCTTTATGATGACTGAAGCGAAAGACAGAAAGCTCGTCACACCTAAGGGTGATAGGATTGACAGAGCATTGAACGATATTTTATATAAATTTGAGAAGTAAATGAAGAAATCAGAATTAAAAGCACTAATAAAAGAGTGTGTGAAAGAGACCCTATTTGAAGAAGGGGTTCTTTCTGAAATCATCGCCGAGGTAGCCTTCGGCATCACGAAGGCTCAAAGCCTAATGGTCGAACAACAGCAACCAACAAAGCAAGCCAGTCAGCAGCAGGTAGTTATGCAACAGCAACTCCAAGAAGAGCGCGCAGAAGAGCAAAGAAAGAAACTTTTGGAAACAAAGCGTAAGATGCT